CCCTTCATATAAGATTGTTAGAACTAAGGAACTCCAAGAAAAAGGTTTTCTTTCTAAACTTGATATCACTTGTCTGCTTCTCAAGCATCCACCACAAAAGTTTGAAGTCTTTGAAGATGAGATTCAATATCTGATTGGTCATGATCAAAGAAATAATTTTATATCTAAACTTGCATTAGACCTGAAAGGTAACACTCTTGTTCTATTCAGCAGAGTGGAAGCTCATGGTGCAGTATTATTTGAAAAGATAAATACTAGCAAAGAAGATAACCGAAAAGTATTTTTTGTCCATGGTGGAGTTGATACTGAAGAAAGAGAACAAGTAAGAGAAATTACAGAGCGAGAAAACAACGCAATCATTGTTGCCTCTTATGGAACTTTTTCTACAGGTATTAATATTAAAAAACTCCATAACGTTATCTTTGCATCACCCAGTAAATCGAGAGTTAGAAATCTACAATCAATTGGAAGGGTACTTAGAAAAGGAAAAGATAAAACTAAAGCAATGCTCTATGACATCGCTGATGATTGTTCAACTAAATCAAGGCGAAACTATACTCTGAACCACTTCATAGAGAGAATTAAAATTTATAATGAAGAGAATTTTAATTATGACATAATCACCATTCAACTTAAAGGTAAGTAAATATGGGAATAGAAGATGATTTTTATGCAACAATTAAATTTAAATCTGGAGAAGAAATCTTCTCTAAAGTAGCTGCATCAGAAGAGGAAGATAGAACAATGCTCATTCTTTCTCATCCTATCAATGTTATTGAAGTAAAGGGTAGAAAGGGAGACCCATTAGGATATAAGATTGAGCCTTGGTTAAAGACTACAACTGATGATATGTTCATTATTAATATGGATGATGTGCTAACACTCTCCGAATCATCCGATATTGAAATGATTTTGATGTATCAAAATTATGTTAGACAAGCAGATAATATGGATGATGAATCCAATAGATATAAACTCAGTCAAAGAGAAATGGGTTATATCTCATCCGTTGCTGATGCTAAAGAAGTACTAGAGAAGATTTATAACAAAGAAGTTAAAGATACTCAATAGTAGCTAAGCTTCCCTTCTAACCGGGACAAGCCCAGTCTACACAGATATAGAGAACTTGTCAAGTATATTAAAAAGTGATATAATGTCTACATAGTAGAACATATAAACTTATGATTAAAGCACCTATGGCCAAAAGAAAAAGGTCAGAACACTATGTCAATAATAAAGAACTTTTAGAAGCACTTATTAATTATAGATCTAGAGTGGAAAGATCTTACTTAGAGACTTTTGGAAAAGACCTAAAAGAACAAGATAAATCAGAAAGAGCAAAGCGTTGGGAAGGTAAACCACAGATTACCAATTATCTTGGAGAATGTTTTCTTAAGATTGCAACTCACTTATCATTCAAACCTAACTTCGTGAACTATATGTTCAAGGATGATATGATCTGTGATGGTATTGAAAACTGCGTACAATATATTCATAACTTTGACCCAGAAAAGTCTCAGAATCCATTTGCTTATTTCACGCAAATTATCCACTATGCCTTTCTACGTCGAATTCAGAAAGAGAAGAAGCAACTAGAGATTAAAAACAAAATTCTTGAAAAGACTGGTTTTGACCAGGTGTTTGACGATAACAACACTATTGACGGCAACAACTATTCGGACTATAATAGCATCAAAGATGCTGTCCATAGTAAACTGCGGTACGGATGAAAGTTGCTATCATTACGGATCAACACTTCGGTGCCCGTAAAAACTCCAAACTATTTCACGATTACTTCCTCAAATTCTACGAAGAAGTATTCTTTCCTTCCCTAGAGGCAGAAGGTATTACCACAGTCATTGATATGGGTGATACCTTTGATAGTCGTAAAGGAATTGATTTCTCTGCATTGGCTTGGGCAAAAGATCATTACTATGATCGTCTAAAAGAAATGGGAGTTAAAGTCCATACTATTGTTGGTAATCATACAGCATATTATAAAAATACAAACGAAGTTAATGCTGTAGACTTGTTACTTCGTGAGTATGATAATGTCACTGTATATTCAAAACCTACTGAGGTAACAGTTGGTGGTTTAGATGTACTATTCATTCCCTGGATTAATCAAGAAAATGAGAAAGAAACTTATCAACTTATTGAAAAGACAACTTGCGACTGTGCGATGGGGCACCTTGAGCTCCAAGGATTTAGAGTTAATAAACAAATCGTCATGGAGCATGGTCATGATGGCGAGCTATATTCAAAGTTCAAAAAGGTCTTCAGCGGTCACTACCACACTAGATCGGATAATGGACGGATCTATTACTTGGGAAACCCATACGAAATCTACTGGACAGATGTTGGTGATCGGAGAGGATTCACCATCTTTGATACAGAAACTCTTGAACATGTTTCGATAGATAATCCTTTCCAAATTTTTCATAATATTTACTACGAGGATGATAATCATCAAACATTTGATGCACGTCCTTATGAAAATAAAATTGTAAAGGTTGTGGTTCGCAAGAAGTCTGACACCAAAAAGTTTGAAAAGTTTTTAGATAAACTTTATGATATTGGAGTTGCAGATCTTAAGGTTATTGAAAACTATGATTTTGGTGGATGGTTTCAGGAATCAGACTGTGAAGAGATTGAAGGTGAAGACACTCTTTCAATCTTAAATAGGTATATTCAAGAATCTGAAGTTGATCTTGACAAATCTGAAATCACTAGGATGATGAGTGAGATTTACAAAGAGGCATGTGAGATGGTCTGATGTATATACTTACAATTTATGGAAGGGAAACTGATGGTGCATACTCAGTAAAGAATGAGTATGAAGAAGATGTACTTTATATCTTTGAAGATGAAGATGATGCCATAAGATATGCTATGATGTTAGAGGAAGAAGGTTCTTCCGAAATGCATATTCTTGAAATAGATGATGAACTGATGATCAAAACCTGCGAAATGCATGGATACAAATATACGATCATCACCCCCAACGATATTGTGATTCCCCCTACCTCAGAATGATTACGTTTCATAAAATTAAATGGAAGAATTTTCTATCTACTGGAAATCAATATACAGAAATTGACTTTGAGGATGCTTCAACGACTTTGATTATTGGTTCTAATGGAGCTGGTAAGAGTACGGTTCTTGATGCACTTACATTCTCGCTATATGGAAAACCATTCCGTAAGATTAATAAACCACAGTTACCCAACTCTGTGAATGAGAAGGACTGTCGTGTTGAGGTTGAGTTTTCGGTTAATAATATTCAATGGAAAGTAGTCAGAGGAATCAAACCAAATCTATTTGAAATTTATCGCAACGATAAACCTTTGGATCAGGATGCAGCAGCATTAGACCAACAAAAATGGCTTGAGAAAAATGTTCTCAAGATGAACTATAAGTCATTCACTCAGATTGTGATTCTGGGTAGCAGCACCTTTGTTCCTTTCATGCAACTCTCTGCACAGAATCGCAGAGATGTGATTGAAGATCTTTTGGATATCAAAATCTTTTCTTCAATGGGGATTGTGATCAAAGAAAAGATTCGCACTTTGAAAGAAGACTTGAAGGTTTTAGAATTAAAAAAAGAAACTCTGAATGATAAAGTTCAGATGCAAAAAGAGTTTATTGAAGAACTTGAAAATCGTGGTAAAGAAAATATCAAAGAGAAAGAAGATAAGATTCAAGGTCTCTTAAGTGAAGAGAATGACCTAATAAATGCCAATGAAGGCATCAATTGGGAGGTGCAATCGGTAGAGCAACGTCTTGAAGTTTTGACAGGAGCTACTGAAAAGTTACGTAAACTTGGAAATCTTAAGGGTAAGATTTCTAACAAAGTATCAACAATTACTAAGGAACATAAATTTTTTACAGAGAATACGGTTTGTCCCACATGTAATCAAGACATTGAGGAGACCTTCAGAATAAATAGAATTACCGACGCTCAAAATAAAGCAAAAGAGTTGCAATCTGGTTATAAAGAACTGGAGGACGCAATTAATAAGGAGGAAGAGCGAGAGCGTCAATTCACTGCCCTATCGAAGGAGATTACAAACCTCAATAATGATATTTCTAAAAACAATGCTCGGATTTCTGGATGTCAGCGACAAATCAGAGATCTGGAATCGGAAATTCAAAGAATTACCGACCAACTTGCAAATAGAAATGTTGAAGATGACAAGTTAGCTTCCTTCCAGGAAAATCTAAAAACTACATACGACGAACTCGCCCAACGTAAGGACACGATTAACTATTACGATTTTTCGTATAGTTTACTTAAAGACGGTGGCGTCAAATCCAAAATCATTAAGAAGTATCTACCGCTGATAAACCAGCAAGTCAATCGTTATCTTCAAATGATGGACTTCTACATTAACTTCACACTTGATGAGGAATTTAACGAAACCGTCCAGTCCCCAATTCATGATAACTTCTCATACTCATCCTTCTCTGAAGGCGAAAAGATGAGAATTGACCTAGCACTCTTGTTTACTTGGCGGGAAGTTGCTAGAATGAAGAACTCAGTCAACACCAATCTTCTTATCATGGATGAAGTGTTTGACAGTTCTCTAGATGGATTGGGAACTCAAGAGTTTCTCAAAATTATCAGATACGTTATTCAAGACGCAAACATTTTTGTTATCTCACACAAGACTGGTCTTGAAGATAGTTTCCATAACGTCTTGAGATTTGAAAAAATCAAAGGTTTCTCTAGTATCTCAAATGAAAAATCAAATTCGCCGTCCAGTTGACATAGGAGAAGAATTCAGGCAGTCTGGTATGACGTTAATCACTGACCCTGCATCAGACAGGTATCTCAATGCAAAAACCAAACTGGCAACACCACAGCAAAAAACAACAGAAGAGAAAACTTAAACCACAAGCAATGAGGGCCAGGCGAGAAGCACTGCGTCACTTTAAAAAGCGTCACATGGGTCGTCTAAAGGGCGACCTTTCGTCGTATTATGGCTCCATACGAAAGGAACTCCAATGGGAATCAATCTAGAGATCAAGGGGCAACTTGCTAAACTGCTTGCTACCGAAGACCTTATCATTGAGAACAAGGAAGTCCGCACTGCTTCCTTCAATGTGGATTCCCGTGTTCTGACTCTGCCTATCTGGGACAAGGCAGACAATAATGTGTATGACTTGCTGGTAGCACACGAAGTTGGCCATGCACTCTTCACTCCTAATGAAGATCCTGCTGATGATATTCCTCATCAATATGTGAATGTAACTGAGGACGCACGTATTGAGAAACTGATGAAGCGCAAGTTTATGGGACTTGCCAAGACTTTCTATCGTGGATATCAGCAGTTTCATAAAGATGACTTTTTTGAATTGGATGGCGAAGATGTCAACTCTATGTCTCTTGCCGATCGTGTGAATCTTCACTTCAAGATTGGTTCATTCATCCCTGTTTCTTTTACTGAAGAGGAGCAAGTGGTTGTTGATATGATTGCCAATGCAGAAACTTTCGTGGATGCACAGGAAGCTGCACGGGCAATGCATCAACTCCATAAGCAACAAAAGGAACAGGAGAAAATTGCTAATATAGAGACTCCTCAACAGGAGCAAGGCGGTGGTCAAGAAGAAAGTCAGAGTCAATCAGATACCACAGAACAACCAGAGATGGATGATTCTGAAGGTGGGTTTAATGGTGGTGGATCCCCAGAAACAATTCAGGAATTTCCTACTGAAGATGATGAGACGGAACAAGATGATGAAGTCAAGACTGACTCCAGTCTTTCCAGTAATCTTGAGAACCTAATTTCTAGTGACTCTAAGGCTAATGAATATGTTGAGATTCCTGATGTTAATCTAAAGACCATCGTCAATTCTAATAAGGAGGTTTCGGAATACATCAATGATTTCTTCGCTCTTTATCACAAAGACCGTATTGGATTGGATGGTGTAAGTAAATCACCTTATCAAAGTGCTGATGACTCTTATGCCAAATTCAAAAAGTCCGCACAGAAAGAAGTCAACTACCTCGTCAAAGAATTCGAGTGTAGAAAGTCTGCTAGTGCTTATCATCGTTCTACTGTATCTCGGACTGGAGTCCTTGATTGCACTAAACTCCATACTTACAAATACAATGAAGACTTGTTCAAAAAAGTCAGTGTGATTCCTGACGGCAAGAATCACGGCCTGGTTTTTGTTCTTGACTGGTCTGGTTCTATGGTAAATGTCATTGAAGACACTTTAAAGCAACTGTATAATCTGATTTGGTTCTGTAAGAAAGTTTCTATTCCTTTTAAAGTGTTTGCTTTTACTGGAGAGTATAATGTAAAATTTGATGACAAAGGATACATTTGCGAGAATCCCCCTCATTATGAGGCAAAAGAAGGATACCTATATGTTGATAGTAGGTTCTCTATGATGGAGTTCTTTAACAATGAAACTTCCACTAAAGAACTTGATAATCAGATGAAAAACATTTGGAGGATTTCTTATTCTGCCTGTCATTATTCTTACTCTGGTGATTTTATGACACCTCCTCGTTTGGGATTCTCTGGCACCCCTTTGAATGAATCTATTATTGCACTTCATAAAATTATTCCTGACTTCAAAAAGAAGAACAATCTTGAGAAGGTCAACTGTGTAATCTTGACTGATGGTGAGGCAAATCACCTTGCCCGTCACAAGTTGGTTGAGCGTCGGGATTGTGAAATTATGGGCAAAATTCGTCTCAATGATCTTTGTTATCTTCGTGACCGTAAGATTGGTAAGACATACAAGATTCCTTGTGAGTGGTATGAATTCAACGGTATGATGGTTGAAAACCTTTGTGACCGTTTCCCTGATATTAATGTGATTGGCATTCGCATTCTTGAGAGCCGTGATGCAAATGCTTGGATGCGTCGTAGTGTTCCTTATTCTGAACTTAATGACCTTCAGAAAGAATGGAAAAAGGAAAGAGCAGTGTCTGTAACTGTTCGTGGTTTTTCTAAGTATTTTGGTCTTTCTTCTGTTTCTCTTTCTAATGAAACTGAATTTGAGGTTAAGGAAGATGCAACTAAAACTCAAATCAAGAGTGCTTTTATGAAGTCTCTTAAGACCAAAAAACTAAATAAGAAAGTTCTTGGGGAGTTTGTGGAGTTGATTGCATGACTTATAAAGAAAACTGGAAAGAAATTGCAAAAGCATCAGAAAAAGACCCCAAGGTGATTGATATTCTTGAGAACGGGCCCAAGTCCCTTTCTCAGGCATATCTACTTCAAGCAATCCGATACAAGTATGGTCAATCTAACAACTGACCACTCTGCCCCCGACTCTGCCTCACTCTGCCCTATAATAACTTCAGTTCAAAAAAAGACAAATGCCTCTGTCCGCTGACTACATCCGCACTTCTCTCCAAGCAGTGTATGGAGAGTCTGTGACTGCTGCCGACATTCGTGCCTGGTGTGCTATGAATGATTCCAACTATCAGACTGTCACTAACAAATTGACTGACTATAAAGTTGGTCGCGGTAAGTGGAACCTGGAAGTAACACAAGATACTGTGGAAGAACTTGAAGTAACTTATAATGCACCTGCAGCAATTCCTGCTGTTGAGCAAAACCTT